GGTAACCAGAAATCTTCCATCATAGACATGAACTTACGATCATCTCTTACTTCACCAGTATTTGCATCATAGACAAGTTTATTTCTATAACGACCCATAACTTCACGAAGATATTGCTCTGCTTTTATCTTAGGAAGATTACCAACATCAATATAAAATATTCTTCTTTCTGGTGCTCTTGATAATCTGTAGATAACAAGACTATCTTCAATCATTCTTAATTGATTAAGAGCCTTGATTGCCTTATGCAGATATGAAAGAACTAAACCTTTATTTCTATCTACTAATCCAGAGGTAACATAAGTGATAGAATCTTTTGCAATTTTAACTCCCTTTGTTCCACCACCACCAGTCATTGCATTTGATGGATATGAAGGTTGTGGAGTATATACAAAATACTCATCAATTTCAGGTGCTACTGGTTTTGTTTCGTTCTGATTACTGTTTAATGAGTTAAGTCTATCTGCTTTACTTTGCTTCTTTTCTTGACGGACATATCGCATCTTCATAGGATCAATATATCTTAAATCTTTTATTCCCTCTTCTGGTTTTTTCTGGTCAATTACCTTCATATAGTACAATCTACCATCAACATACCAGTTTCTGAGTATTTCATGCGATTTTTTATCAAAATCCATTATATCTTTAATGGTTTTGAATTCCTCTCTTATTGCCTTCTTTAACTTATCACTTGCGTTTAAATTTGATAATTCAATTTGAATAGGTGTATCATAGAGGTCACTAACTATTGCTTCATTAATAACATCTTCAATTGCTCCATCACATTCTGGATGTAAAGCCATTTCTCTGTATCTTTTTATTAAATCAAATTCACTTCTATAGACACCTTCAATATCTACATATGAACCATAAAAAGAACTAGCAATAAAATTATCATTCCCGTCCTCATTATTTTGAGGAACGGGAGAGACAACCGAAGGAGCATCTTTCTTCTTCGGATCAATAGAGAAACCAAATAATCTGGCCATAATATTAGTTGCGTTAACGTGTTTCTTTTATTTATCTGATATCTTCACCGCCAGCCGCAGAGGAGGTACCTTTATAAGCTTCCCACCAGTGGACTTGCATTTCGACTGTAAATTCTTCTAGAGTATCAGTTGTTTCGTAACTTAGATCAATTGAAGATAAGTTAGTAGGCCAAATATCCCAGAATTTATATGATCTTAAGATACCGCCATCACGATCTAACTGATGTACCATTGCATCTTTTTGATATTCTTCAGGATTTTGTGCACCTGTTGCATCTTCCATACTATTAATAACGTTCATCCACTTTTCAAAAGCAGAACGAATTACGAAATCCGTATCGTTAAGAACAGTTATTGTCCATGTTTCGAATGTTCTATCTCCTGCAATTTTAAGTATCCTTCCTCGGAATGGAACTTCAACTGGAGTAACAGTTGATGCAGGTAGTGCTGCAGCCTTAACTAAAAATCTGGACTTCTGGAGTACATCATTTTCTATTCCGACTGCTGTGGGAAATGCTAGTTCAACCTCAAAGAGATTCGGCCTAGCTCCACCACCAGTTAACTTACTTTTAAAGTCACTGATTTTCCTTAGTGGAATGTTATTGACTTGAACGCGGCTTGGCATTGTTCGTTGACCTCTTAATTAAACTTGACCGATGACTTCATCAAAACTAACACCAGTTCTGGTAGCAACAAAGGTTAGACCGATGAAGTTGATAGAACGTGCTGGCTTAATGTATATATCTGCAACGAATTCGTTTGCATCAATAATTGCAGCAGTATTATTAGTTTCGTCACAAATGACGACATAATCTTGGATTCCTCTCTTCGCTTGAACATCACGTAAGAAAGGTTCAACAATATTTACAAAGTTAGTCCTTGTAATTTCATCGTTGAATTCGAAGAGTTGATCCTTAGCAGCAGCAGAAATTGCATCTTCTAAGAAGATGAACAAACGACGAACGTTAATTCTATCGAATGCTGATGCTTTAGCATATCCAGTTTTATCACCAAATAATAGGATTCCTGATCCAGGTGAGAAGATTACTGGGTTAACTCTTGAAGAATAAAGACGATCTCTCTGATCTTTATTTGGATTATATGCTAACTTAACTGCATTAAGTATAGCACCTCTTGCTGTTCCTGCAGGTGAGAACCAAGGGAACTGATTAATATCAGTTCTTGCACAAAGTCCACCAATGTCTCCATTGAGAGGAACATATCTAAATCCATTTGAAAATCTATCAAACATATACTTATATCCACTATCGAATATAGCATATGATGATGAAGTTATTGGGTCAAAGAAATTAATTACATTATCAGTAATATCAGCATCACTTAAAACAGTTGGTGCTTCCTGATCTGTAGTATCAGTTATCATTGCTCCTCTGTAAGGAGAGATGAATGCAATTGCATCTTTTCTCGCTTCAGCAACTTGGATTAATTTAGTAGCAAGTGCTCTTGTTTGCTCTTCGCCACCTTGTGCAGATCCTTGAAGTAAGAAATCTACATCAACTGCAGTATCATTTTCAAAAAGTCCGTAACCAGAAATTATATCATCTAATCCTGAGTTAAGAGCTCCAGTTGCATTTATGTCTGTGCTATTACCGTAGTTTTTACCACCAGCAATCACTGAATTCAATGCTCCGATTGTATCGAAGATGATTCCTTCACCATCTTGATCCCAACCAGTATCACTAGCAAGTGTAAAGTTATTACTAAATCCTGTAGTTACAACTCCTACTGGTGCACTACCTCCAAAGAGATATTCTGAATTAACTTCTAAGTACTTTCTCCAGTATTGTGGTGATCCAACAGAATATTCAGCATCTTTTGCCTTTGATAAGTTAAGATGTTTTTCAAGAATTGTTCCTGCGTTTCCTGTTACACTTCCTTTTGCGTCAATGACTACAAGATGGAATTCATCAAATCTTCCACCTCTGTTACCTACATATTCGGATGTAGTTGGTCTTTCAGTAACAGTATTCCACTTTGTTGTAGTTACTGTTTCAGTTCCACCAACAGTTGCAGTTGTTAATGAAAGTTCCTGCTGATCAAACCAATCCTTTACAACACTTACAGTAGGTGTTGCTTGTGAAACTCCTGAGTTGTTTAGGATAGTAACAGCACCAGCACCAAACTGGTAAATGTTATTGTAATCCCAAGCAGTTTCTGTTCCAGCAGTTGATACATGTGATATGAATTTAACATCAACTGTTAATCCAGTAACACCAGTAACAATTCCTTTGAACATACCATCTAGTAGTTCAGTTGTTCCTGCACCAACTCCAGTTTTAGAGATCGTTGTTCCTGATGGAACAGTTTGAGTAATACCGTAACCGACACTAATACTTCCTACACTGTTAAGTGTAAGATTCTGATCTGCTTTACCGTCAATTATACCAATTCTAATTCCGTTTGACCATGTGCCTGGATTTTTAGCAGCAACAGTCACGTTTGTAATTGTATTTACATCGTACCCTAATTCTTCGTAATGATCAAGACTCTTGATCTTTGTGCTTGTAGCAGCACCAACGAATCCATTGTACAATCCTGCATCGTCAGCTCTGACTACGTTTAGTATTCCACCATAAGCCAAATATGATGATGCGGTTAACCATGTTTCATACTGTTTGTCAGTACTATATGGTTTCCCAAATGTATTAAGTAAATCGTTCTCCGTATTAACAAGAGTTGGAGTTCCGACAGGCCCTTGTGCAAACGGGCCTACAATTCCACCTATCTTATCTGTTGTGGGGTCAATCCTTCCTAGTGTTAAATCAACTTCCCTTACCAAAATACCAGGAGATGCTAGATTCAGTGGCATCTTTAATTCCTCTCTCAGTCCAAATTTATTCTAGAAATATTTATAGATTTGCCTTTTTACATGTAGTCCCACATGTATGAACGGTCTCCATATTCGTCGGTATGCCATCTATCACCTTCCTTATCAACGAAACTATCCATGTCTTCAAGACCGTCGGACATGAACCCAAATGGAGCCATATCTTGTTCTATTTGATTCTTTTGTTCGTCATAAATTCTCTTACGAACATCCTGATCAGACATTTCTTTAAAGTAATCTTGACATACTAACCATGAGAATATTACTAAGCACATTGCTAGATCATCATTAGATCCTTCCTCTGCTTCAAATGAATTTCCTTTCTGAGAAAATGTAGTTAACTCTGATATGATCTCATAATCACAAGTTAAAAGTTTATTATCTTCCAATAAAGTTTTAAGATTTGAGCAACCTAATTTTTTAACAGCTGCCGTCATTCTTACTCCAAGTTGTGTCTTTTTCCCTGAAAACCCTTGACCTACAATTTGGCCATTTCTCCCTCTCATTGTAGCCATTAAAAGATTATCATACTCCAAATCATATTGCATAATACTTGCAACTTGATCTCCTATATCATTCACTTCTATTAAAACAAATGCCTGATTATATCCTATTGCAACATCATGAATAATATTGGGAAATAGCATAGGTTTAATTTCATTATTCCTATATTTTGCTACTACCTTATATGGAAACTCTGTAGTATCAAAAACTAAAAATGCAGAATAATCATTACCAAGTCCTCTAGCCACATCAACTGTGAGTATGTAATTATGATCCTTTATTGGTTCTTCGTAGATATCAAGACCAGCATTTCTCTGGATGGGTTCTTCAAATACAAGATTTTTTAACTTTGCTGCACTAATAAGAGTATTAACAGATCCTAAAAATTCACATTCAAACTCAATTTTGAATTGTTGTTCTGATGTGTTTGCAATTGTTTGTTCTTTCCATTCAGCATCTCTACCAGGAACTTCAGACCAATGTACTTCAGTAGGAACATATTCACTCTGACCTTTTTCTGAATTATGCCACATACGGTAGAAATGATTCATACCCCTTGGGGTTGAAACAATAATTACTTTAGTACTTTGTCCAGACGTAATAGTAGGATAAACAGAGGCAAAGAAGTCGTCAGCAATGTGATTCGGGATGAAAGCGAACTCGTCAAGAAAGATGACATTATAGGATCCACCTCGGACAGCAGATGAAGAAGTAGAGTTTGCCGATATTTTTGATCCATTTTCTAATTCTAGGGAACCTTTATTCCACGATACTATACCTTGCTGCATCCATGAAGGTAAATTTTCGTATGCAAGTTGTAATCTGCCAAGTAAATCTCTAGCAGTTGATGCCTTGTTTGCAAGTATTGCAATGTTTACATTATCATTAAAAACTGCATAATGCAATAGGTACGAAACACATGTTGTAGATTTACCAGTCTGTCTGGGCATTTTACAGATGTTAAATCTATGTTTATGAAAATTATGAATTAATTTTTCTTGAAAATCGTACATATTAAAAGGAACTAGTCCTTCATCAAGAGATACAATCTGAATATAATTTCTTGCAAAATAAACAGGATCATCCTTACACTTTAAGAATTCTACTATCTGCTCCTCTGTAAATTCATGAGGAGTATTTGCTTTTTTTAAATTAGGATTACCAAGATATACATTATCAGACATAGTTTAATTAATCCTGTTTGTTAATATCTAAGGATCTTATATTTCTTTCTTTCATCTGTTGTTGTACTTGAACTGGGCCAATAACATCTATAAATTCCATGAAAGATTTACCATCTTTATCTTCGATGGTAATCTTTTCCTGATAGTTTTTCCAGTCCATTTACTTTTCCGTCTCTTTATTATTTAGAAACTGTTGCTTCAACATCTTTGAAAGATCTGATGTTGAACCTACAAAAACAGCGTTATTAGTAACATTATTTGTAGTTTTAACTGCTTCTTCGTCAACTTCTTTAACTTTTTTCTGAAGATCTAGTAACTTATCAGTGGTATCAGCAACTGATTTAATAATTTGTCCAGCAACTTCATATGCCCTTGCACTACCTTGTTCTTCAGCAACTTCCATAATACCATTAAGTGCTTCTTGACCTTTTTCAATTAATGAATAAAGATTTCCTCTAGTATATTCATAATCTTTACGTACCTCAGTTTTACCATCATTTTTGGTTAATTTATTTTCAGATACGGTGCTAACCTCAATCTCACTACTGGTATTGAGTGCGTCATCTATAGGATCAAAATTGTTATTCATTAGATGTCCTCTTTCCTAACTGGACTGTAAGTTTTACCATCACCTAAGAATTCCCAGTTCTCATCAAATCCAAAGTCATCAGCAGGCCCTGCATCTGCAGGATTAGGTGTTGCGGTATATCTCATTTCACGTTTTGTAGTTTGAACATTAGTATCTGCATATAGATCTGTTTGAACTTTTTTGATAAGTCCTTCTGAAGTATCTGAGATTGGGCCAAAGAGATAAGTTTTTGCGGTAAAATTTAATGTGTATATTAGTGCTCTTCTTGTACTAAAGTCTCCTTCATAGTCATCTTGAAAAGAAACATTATCTAAAACTAAAGGAATATCTCTTTTTTCTCCTATAGATTTTACTAAATCAACTGTTAGTGTAAATGCTGGTTGAAAATATGGAAGTATCTGTTCAACAATCTGTAAAGCATCATCATTTAATTTTGTCCATATACTCAATTCAAATCCAATATTATATGGAACAGGCATATAAACCTTTTTTAAATTAGTTCCATCAGAAGTTTTAAATGTCTGTGTAACACCTGCTTTTCTAGTAGGATCATAAGAAATAGTATTCATTTCAAATGACATTCTTGGTAATGTTGTAGCAACTGGTTTGTTTAAATCTGCTTGTTGTTCCAATCTAGCAAGAAATTTTTGAGCAGGGCCATATGATAATGGTACTTTAAAGTCACTAAAATCTTCACCATCTTGAGATTTGTGCTTAATAACAATGTTATTAAATACTGTACCAAAAGATATTATGGTTTTTCTAACTATTTCGTGATAATAATAAGTTCCTAACATTATACTTGTCCGAATGGGTTACCTTCACTGAAGTCAATAATAGCATCTGC